TCAAATTATTAGAGAAAATCGACATAAAAAGCAAATCACCATTTACTAATTTTTCATCAGGTCTAAGTTCTCTGAAACCTGTTTTCTCTGCACATTTTTCAAACATAGGGTCTTTATTAAAATCTTCAAGCGTTGTAGGTCTATTCCAGTCAATCAAATCAATATTTAATTTTTCTTTGTACCAATCCCGAACTAAGGTATAGCAGTCTGTGACTCCCCAAGCCCACTCCCTGCCAAGTATAGGAGCTTTATAGCCTGTTGGCTCTAAATAACCCCATGACTCTGTTTTTGGGTTGACTATATGCCATACAAGTCCACTTTGCTCACAAGCGACCTTATCAGATTGACTTGCGACTGGTGGTGTAACAGGGTGACTATGTACAACAGCAATAATGTCTCCTGTATTGTCTGCTTTTATATAATCTTCTGGATCAATAATAAAACATTGAAAAGCTGTCATTGATAAATTTTTACAAGGAAAATATTTTTCTTTGCCTTTGATATTTAATAAAAGTCCACAAGATTCTTTCGGGTCTTGGTCTTTCGCATGAGCAAGTGCAGCATCTTTCCAGTTCATGCAATAAATGTTCCGATACTTGGAAAATTGTCTCTCGTACATAATCTTTTAGGGCTTCGTACTCCAGCAAGATCAAAAGGTGCGGCAAGTTCAAACTCTACAATGTCTCTTGTTTCTGTTGATTTTCTATCAATTTTATAAATTTCCTGTGGAAACTCTGCTGTTGGATCAGGTGTGCCTAAAGGGTTTGTTTGCGAGGTGGTTGTGGTTGTAGTAGTTTGTGTAATTGTATTCGGATTATTCATTGTAATTGTATTACCCATAGCATTTCCATGACTTGTGCAATAATACCTCAGATCACTTGGGGCAGAGGGATAAGCTGGTTCATAGGTGACTGTGGCATCTGTTCCAAGCGTTCCAGCATTTGTTGTAGTTTGTTGGCCTCCAGCATCAGATTTTATTCTTAAAGGGTGACCAACATTTGAACTATGAGATTGATTGAAAATATAAGTTGAACCTCGTTTCATTGTTATTACAGGATTATTGACACCATTTATTAAAAATATATTTATACCTCCTACATTTGCCACAGTGACTGTGTAAGTTACAGATTCAGCATCTGCTGGATCGGCAACGGTCTCGGTTGTTGTTGTGGTTGTTGTCGTAACTGGGAAATTAACATCGTCAAGATATCTTGCCAATGTTCTAATCCGAGTCACAGTAGCCCCTGTGAGATCATTACCTGTAGTTACAGTATTTACATTTAACAAAATTGCAGTAATAGTTCCAAGAGCATTACTAACTGTAAGCTTAGGCCTAGGAATCTGCCCACGTTGATAAGCAAACCCCTCTGCTGTAATCGGTAGCTTTGTATATGTATCACCAGCCCAGACTATATCTCCATTGTTATTTAAACTTGTTCCATTATGAAACCTGTAAGTTTGAGCAGAGCCATGTAAAGCAACTGTTGTCTCTAAAGTAAAAAGCTCAATAATCGCAGACGGATTTATTTTTTGTAAATCTGTAATTATTGGGGCAGTACTCATGGCTCAAACACCTCTCTAAATGTGGCATTAATTGTTGCTCTGTTATTGTAGGGAATTGTTTTTGTCCAACTTTCACATACAAATTTTTTCTCTGATTCCCCTTGCGGAGTGTATTCAAAGCTATCTTGGTCATTAGCTCTGGCATCTAAGAAAGTCTCGATTGTATCAGCATCAGTTTCAGAAACAACAAAAGTAAAATTATAAACTTTAGGATTTTGATTTTGTGCAAGTCCAAAAACGATACGTTGCTCAAAACCATCGGCAAATCTTACAACTCTATTAATCGGAGCATTACTTTTTCTTGTTCCGTAGGTAGGTTTTATGTCTGGAAAAGTAGCCACTATGCTAATAATCCCCCTGCTCTTTTTTGTTGTATTATCTCAGATTGTACGGCAACTGCAATAAGCCTTCCAAGTTCTCTGCCCTCTTGTTCGCCTCCCTGTGCATCTACACCTCCCTCCATGCTTACATTTACAACAATATTATTTGTCATACCTCCACCTCCTAATTTGTTATTTGGAATGATAGTGCCAGCCCTTGATGGAACAAATAATTCTGGGCCTTTTTCTCCTACTATTGAGGGCTGTCCTACTTTTGGCCTTCCACCACCAGCGAATGTTGGTAAATTTTTAAATAAACCAGATGAACCACCAAAAGCACTAAATAAAAATGTATTTACACCAAGTCTTAAAAGCTGAGAAGCAATATCATTTAAAATACCTCTAGCCGCTTCGCCAAGCGATTTTGTGCCCTCTATTGCCCCAACTAAAGCATCAGAAACACCTGTTGCAATAGAATCACCAATTTTCTTAAAAGCATCACTTAATCCATCTGTTGCGGTTTTGACTTTTTTAACTCCTTGTTCTAATTTACCAGTTTTTTCTGTATTATCCTCAATTATCTCTCCGTTTTCTTGTTGAAGTTTGTTTATACCTTCCTGTAAAATTTTAATTCCAGAAAATTTTAAAATAAATTGTGCTACTGGGTTTTCATCAATAAACTTTGCAATTTTTTGGAAAGCTTTTATAAATAAACTAACAATTTTTCCTATTGACTTTCCAGCCTCTACAGCAGATTTGACAACACTTTCAGTAAAAGCAGTGACAGCCTTTTTTACAGCAATCCAACTCTGCTCTAAATTAAATACTATTTTTGTTGCATCTACACCTATTTCCTGTGCTATTGCCTGACCAACTCCACTTATAACTGCAAAAAATTGTCTAAAAGGTAAAATTGCTATTTTGACTGCGATAGCTAAAGCTTCAACTGTAACAGCAGTAACTTTAAGTGTCTCTCTTATCAAAGCTCCAAACTCTGATCCTTCTCCAGCTAGATTTGTAAAAGCACTCCCAAGCCTAGTGAGTTGTCCTTGAATTGTATTTGATGCTGTAAAAGCGTCCCTTGCAGCTTTACCCTGTGCATTAGATTGGTTTTCTAAAGCCTCATTGAATTTAACAAGTTCATCATTTAATAAAGGTTGTATTGCTGTAAGTGCTTCAACACTGCCAAATAATTTTGAAAGATTTTCTGCACTAGCTCCACCATTTTTAATTATATCCTCTAAAACCCCACTCAAACCTTTTGAATTTAAAGCGGTAGCACTGAAATCTATACCAAGTTTTTTTGCAATTTTTGATGCTTCGCCTGTAGGCTTTTGTATTGATGCAATGACCTGTCGAAGTCCAGCAAAGGTCGATTCAACAGGGACACCAGATGCAGTAACAGCAGAAATCGCAGCATTTAACTCGTCTATACTCACTCCAGCACCAGCAGCTATGGGTGCAATGCGACCTATTTGCTGTGCATATTGATCAACAATAATTTTACCATCAGCTTGAGTCTGTGCGAATCCATCAACTAACTTTCCAGCTTTATCGGCTTCTAAACCATAAGCATTAAGGACAGATGTAGTTGCATCAGTGACAGTCTGTAAATCAGAAAATCCACCTGTTGCACCTAACTGAGCCGCTTTAAGTATATTTGTAACTTCTGCTGTCTCAGCAAAACCAGCAGAGGCTAAATCATAAGATGCCTCTAACAACTGAAGTTGTGAAACTTGACCGCTTAGTTCATTTGATAAAGTTGCTAACTGTGGAGTTAAAGTTTTTACATCTACACCAAGAGTCCTAAGTTTTGCAGAGGCAAAATCCTGTGCAGCCACAGTTTGAAATACTTTTCCAAATGCAGCAACTAGAGTTATTCCAGCAGTGATAGGGCCAAGTAATGTCCCAAGACTTGCAGCCGCAGCCTTGAAAGATAATGATGCCGCACCAGCCCCCTTTGCAGCCCCAAAAAATCCTTTGGGTAAAACTCTAAGTCCTAAATTTGCATCTTTTAATTTACTACCAGTGCCATTAACAGTTGAATTGAACTTTTTTGCCTGTACATCAACCTTTCTTAATGCTGTGATCGCTTGCGTAGCATTGACTCTTAGTTCAACATTAGAAACTGCCACGACTAAACAATAACTCCTTTAACTATACTTGGCTTTGCGTTTAAGTGCATCTGCCTGTTTCTTTTCTCTATCATACTTTAATTCATAATACGCAGCAAAAAATATCAACTCCTCTTCAGTAAGTTGTGTTCTTAACTCACTAACTGTCTTGCCTAATTCTGTTGCAAGGAAAAACTCAAAGTTTAAGTAGTTATCCCCCTTTAAGGTTCCTTTGCGGCTTCAACTGTTACATTTGGATTTACACCGAATAAAAACATTTCGATTTCATTCAAAACATTTTCTGGTAGTTCAGTTTGTAAATTACCAAAATCCGAAGGGTGAAAAGCTTTTGTACCATCTTCTAGCTCTGCTAACTGACAAAGCATATGTGTTGATACTACAAGTGGGTCATCACTTCCAGCCCTTTGTGTGGCTCTTGATCTATCTGCTCTTGTTATGGCTTTAAAGTACAGTGAGACAACAAGATTACCATTATCGTCCATTACGTCAAATTTTCGCCTTTGGTTTAAATCAAAAGCGGCTTTTAGCGTATCAAGTGTTCTTTGTGCTGGCATAAATTAAGTGCGAAGTATCTTAAATTTACTATATAGCTGAAGTTATTGCACCATTGGTAATAAACGAAATATTCACCTCTTGTATTTCGCCAAGTGTTGCTCCATATTCTGCCTCTGTAATAATAATGGCACAACTAATTTTTTTAGCTGACGTATTGGCATCAGGGAACAACTCAATCAAAGCGTCACCAGCGTCACCAGTAACAAGCACATCATCTATAAAAGCTTGATAATCTGAGTTGCCAGATGGGTTATAAAGTAAAGTTGCGGAACCTTCACCAGAAATAAGGCCACCAACAAATGATTTTGATGTGTCGCCCATTTTTGTAGTTTCTTGTGTGTCTTTAGAAACAGTCAAAGACCATGCTCTCAAGTCTGAAATGTCGGCTTCCGTACCGCCAGCATTTTCAAACATGATTTTACCTACATCACCTTTTACAGCCATAACAAAAAAAAGAAATATTTATAAATATATTAACTCTTTTCAGCTTTTTTTACATCTTTTTTAGAATTTTGTTGACTCTCCATATATCTTTTACATCTATTGTCCCAGTAGTTTGCGTCCCTTCTGCCTTTTACAGCTTCGATAGCGTCAAGCATTTCTTCTGTGATTTCAAGTTTTGGCATGATTAAAGTTCCTCATATATTTCAAAAGTTATCCTTAACTGAGTTTGAAACTTTCCTTCTGGACTTGAAGCTAACACTTCTGGCCCAATTGGAGAATCAAAAATAACATCTGAAACTGTAATCTTATTGTATAAGTCTCTAAGCCTTTTGCATATAGTGAAGTTTGACCCTGCCCCTATACCTTCTTCTGTAAAAACATTTAGAGTTACTAAACCAACAACAACATTAACTCCATCAGCTAAATATGAACCTGACCCAAAGCTGGTTTGACACTGAACAAACGTATCTTCCGTTGTAGAGTCAAAGGTCATATTATTAAATACGACAGGGATAGCTGGGCTTGAAGCAAGCTCTGTAGCTAACCTAGCCTCTATCGTGGAGCGAACAGTATTTAAATCAACAGCAGCCATTATATCCTCCGTCTGATTTTGTTATATTCATCAGTTGCCCATTGCTGTAGCTCTTTTCCAATAAGCTCTGGAAAACCTTTAGCAGTTTTTTGTCTTGTTCTAAACTGATTTCCCCATGATGGTGGTAGGTTTTCACCATAACAAACTGGCTCTGCATAAGGTAAATTGTTGATTATGGTTCCGCTAGTTGGTTTTATCTCAGTCTGCCATGAGTTCCGTAGCCTACCAGTGTCAACTGGTGTAGCCTTTTTCACTCTTCTAGTCCACTCAAGTGTAGTTGCAGCAACCAAATCAATCACAGCCTCTTCCATAACATCTGGAATCTGATCTATTCTAATTTGTCTGGTCATAATTACCTCAAGATAAGATCAAAACTCACAGCAGTATTATTTTGTTCATTTGTTATTACTTGAATAATTTTAAATTCAACATTACTTATAACTACTCTGTCTTTTGTTGTAGGGACAAAGGTAAGATCCCCAGCAGATATAGTCAGCAACTTATCCTGTGACTCTATTAAATCATTAACCTGATTTCTTGAAACATTACTTAATGCACCTTTGATAGTTGTGTCAGATGTAGATTCTGTTATTGCTCCAGTAGTGGTGTTATATGCCCCTGCTGTTACTTTTCTGATAGTCACATCACCACCAAGCTTCTTGAGTGAAGCACTGGCAGCTTTTTTTAGTGCATTAGCAAGACTCATAATGAATAAGCTATAACCTGACCACTTGCAAGAGTGATACTTGTTATGACACCTTCAATTTCAGATGATGCTTTCATTGTGATGCCGTTTATAGTTGAAGAACCATTTTCTGTTAAATTCTCAGCTACAAGAGTTGCTTCAGCATCTGTTAAACAATGGACCTTGCCAAATCTGCCTGTATGGGCATTTGTATCTGTAATGATTAACCCTGCTGGGTATTGATAGCCGTAGTTCACTTTAAGACCTCTTGATTGATAAGTTTGCT